GACGTGCAACGGGTTATCCGCTCCGACGTCCGATGCAGCACCCGGGAAGGTGTCGGTCGCTTTGCGCTGCGTGAGGATGACACGTCCCATTGGGGATCTCCAGAAGTTGCGGAAGGGGTGCGCCGCCCAGGTTATTCACCCAAGCGGCGGCTTGATTCACTCGAGGAAAGAGTTGTCAGCCTTTGGGACTTCGCCCTTCTTTCCCTTGGCCTTGACATCCTTGACATCCTTGACCGGGAGTTCGAAGAACTTGGCGTGCGGGGCCGAGTCGTCGATCTCATAGGTCTTGTCCTTGTCGTACAGCTGCCCCGCGTAGCAGGAGCGAAGGCAGCGAGCGGTGACAGTGGCCATCGGTCACCTCACAGATCGTTGTTGTCGAGGCCCGGGGTCACGAACCAGTCGATGGCGCCGGTGTCCGCAGCGTTGGCATTGACGGTCACGACGGCGAGGTACCGCAGGCAGCCCGGGGGCAGCTTGACCTTCAGCACTTCGTAGCCAGCGACCAGGGTGGCCTTGGCGATGCTGGGCAGGGAGAGCAGCACGGTGCGGTCGGCGGTGAAGTCGTCAGCCGTGTGGGTCTGGACGCTGAACACGGTGCCGATGGCGCCAGCAGCGCGGACGAAGCTGGTGGCCACGCGGACGACGAGGTAGAGGTCGCCGCCCTGGGGCAGCCCGTCGCCGGACTTGATGAGGTCGATGGAGTTGGAGCCGCCGGCGCCCGTGGGGATACGGGTGGCGGTCGTGGTCTGACCGGAGATGCCGGCGAGATAGTCGCGGATCATGTCTGTTTCCTTGGAAGAGGGTTGGAGGGGGAAGCCCCGCCCGATTACTCAGGCGGGGCTCTGGAGCCTATTAGTCGCCGTAGAAGGTACCGGCGGCGTCAGCGATGGCGGTCTCGGTGTTCAGGATCGAGTCCACGCGCCGGAAGGGCACGCCATCGAAGGCCAGGACGTGCTTGCCAGCGATGTTCTCGAAGGTCAGCCCGCCGCCGGCCTTGACTTCGCTCTTGACCTGATGACGCAGGATCGAGCGGATCTTGCGGTTGCCGTAGATGGCCGGCTTGCCCATGTTCAGGTCGGCCATGCGCTCGAGACCGGAGGTCAGGAGGTTCACCAGCTTGGCGCCGGAGCTGGCGTCAGTGGTCAGCGCCGAGGTGTCGATGTTGGCGATGCGGACGATGTAGCGCGGGTCGCGCACGGTCAGGCCGCAGTCCCACTTGTAGTGGGAGCGGTAGCCCTGGTACTTGCCGCCGGCCGCGTCGATGAGGGTGTCCTCGCCGAGGTCCTCGTAGGTCCAGCCGGCCTTGCTGCCCTTGGGGTAGATGCCGTGGACAGTGTTCTCGCCCCAGCCGATGATCCAGATCGAGGTGCAGTCGGTCTGGCCGTCGGCGGCACCGCCGTCGATCAGCTGGAAGCCGGAGCCGCCGCCGTCTTCCGGGGCGATGGCGCTGGGGACGCTGAAGCGGGGAGCGAGGCCCACGAAGCGATCCGGGTTCACGGTGGTGTCACCGTAGAACAGGGTCGACAGGAAAGACTTCTGCATGCCCACGAGGTGAGCACGGTCCTCAGACAGACGCCACTCGGCCTTGTTGTCGTTCAGCTGGGCCAGGGCCTTATCGACCTCGGCGTAGGCCTCGAGCATGCCCGTGGCATCCGTCACCTGACGGGTCTGGCTCTTGGTGGGCTGAACACCGTAGTTCAGCATGCGCCACGTCGGCTCGGGGTAGCCGGTGCGGATGGTGGTTTTGTGGGAGGTGCCCTGGTTGGCTTCGACCCAGGGGATGTCCTGGAGAACCTCGTTGACAGGCTCGATGAGCTCGAAGATCTTGGCGATCTTGCCATCGAAGTCCTGCCGACGGGCGAAGTCGAGCAGCGTGGGGGCGGAGGTGGACAGAGCCATGGCGAATCCTTGCGGGAAGGTTGGTTATTTCATCTTGCTCTTGGAGTAGAATCCCTCGAGGCCGGACGGGCGAGCGCCGTTACCGCCTTCGACGAACTGATCTTCCCCGACGAGCTTACCTGCGGCGGCGAGCACAGCCAGGACACCAGGGTGGCTTCCGATCCAGGTTCCCTCGAACAGGTTCTGCGTGTCCGCAGCCAGTTCAGGGGACAGGCCTTTCGTCAGGTTGACGAGGGCCTTTTTGGCGAGGCCGAGTTCAGCTTCGTAGCCGGGTCTGGCCTTGATCTCGGATTCCCACTTGGCGACCTGCTGCGATAGCTGGTCGGACTCTTGCTTGGCGGCTTCCTGCCGGTTGGCAACGAAGAGATCGAGGAGCTTCTGAGCCCCGTCCGACTTCAACCCGAGCTCCTTGGCCAGGGAGGTGAAACCCTCCAGGCTCTTGGGGTCGGAGTTGAACCCTTCGGGGATCTTCACCTCCAGCTTCTCTTCGCCCTTCTTCCCGTCATTCGGTTCACCAGACTTGGTCTCAGGAGCCTTGCCATCGGCAGCCTTGACGGCTTCCGGTGCGGCAGGGGCCTCGGGCTGCTTCGGCGCTGCTTCAGGAGCCTTGGCGCCAGCCAGGAGGCTGGACGGAGCAGGGGCTTCGGGAGCGTTGGTTTCGGCGCTCGGGGCGCCGGCCGGTGCATCAGACATGGGCATCCTCCAGGTGTTCGCGCTGGGCAGCCAGGAACTTATCCAGGTCAGCCCCGCGCAGGTCGCGGAGGAACTCTTCAGCGAGTTCCTTGCGGCCCAGGTTGTATGCTGTCACAACGGGGTCGGTTGTAAAGGGGCGTGTGTCACACACCCGAAAGAACTTTCTGAGAACGCGCCTTGCCTGCGGTTGGGTGAGCAGCCAGTCCAGGTCGGCCTTGCTCTGCTCGCGGGCCAACTTCTGCCGCTTTTCCTGATCTTTGGCGTCCATGATCAGCCCGCCGCAGGGGATCCGAGGCCGTTAGGCAGGACCCCGAGGAGGGTGTTCAGAGCCGTGTTGCCGCCGAGGTTGGTCTCGGAAAGCACCTTGGCCGCATCGGCCGCCACGGGGGCCGCAGCCATGGCCTGCTGCTGCGCCTGCTGCTGCGCCCGTCGATCTCGGTTCGCAGCGACGACATCGTCAGGGATGATGACCGACGGCGGCACGCCGATGCGATCGAAGTAGACCTCGATGGCCTCGTCGGCGTCGATCTTGTCGCGGGCCTCGGGGAACACGCTCATCAGGTTGCCGGCGAAGGCCATGCCCTGCTCGATCGCGCCGATGCCAGCCATGCGCTGGGCCTGGGCCAGGATGCTGATGTACTCGACCTTCAGCTGGCTCCCCTGCAATTCCTCGGGGGCATCGGGCAGCAAGCCCAGGCGGGACATGATGGCGAAGACCCGGTCGATGAGGGGCCCGAGCAGCTCGCTGTGCAGGCGCTCAAGCGCAGGCCCGAGCAGGGTCATCTTCTCCTCGTGCCGCTCGGCCACTTCGCGGGCAGTCATGCGGCCGTCGGCCGGCTGCTGGGAGATCATCTGGAACAGGTTGTTGAACAGCCCGTCGCGGATCTGCTGACGCAGGTCCTGGATGTCCATCAGCATGTACTGCAAAGGCAGGTTGACCTGATACAGCGGGCGCAGGCCCATGCCGCCGCTCGTGCCGCCGGAAGGATCCTGGGACACACCGCCGGGGAAGGTGTTGACCTGCAGGCTGGTGTCCAGGCCGGGGGAAACCACCGGCGGATCCATCAGCTTGTCAAGGCCGACGAGCTTCTTCTCGGTCTCCTTCTGCAGCTGCTTCACGTCGGGAAGCACGCGCATGCCCGGTGCCCGGCCGTAGGCCTGATTGCCGACGACGAACCAGCGCGGGCACAGGTAGGGGAACTCCTCGAAGCCCTGGATGCGGAGAATCTTGTCCTTCTCACCACCGGCTTCGAAGTAAACACTGCGCCACTTTTTGTTGCCCGGGATCTTCAGCTTGATGCGACTGTCATTCGGCTCGGTCGCATGGATGACGTGGAAGCGGGTTTCGGTACCGCCGTTCTTGAAAGCGTTGAGCACCGACCGGGAGACGTTCTCCTCTCCGAACTCTTCGACCATCTGCGCCGAGGTCATCCATATGTCGCGGTAGAGCGTATCGACGAGACCCTTGGCGTTGATGCCCACCATGTACTCGCCGACGGTCAAGGACCGGAAGCGAACGACCTTGTCGAAATCCTCGAACACGCCAATGGCCGCAGTGCCGAAACCGCCCAGCTCGAGATAGGCGTGGTGCAGTGCGTGGTAGCAGTTCGAGCGGGACAGCACGGCGCGGACCCGCTCCTCGCAGACGTAGAGCCACGAGCGGATGTCGGGCTTCTCCTGCTGGGAAGTGTCCTGGGTGCCGAACTTGAACCAGGGTCGGGAAGGCAATGTCAGGCCGGACTGCAGCCCGGCGCCCAGCACGTCCATGGCCCGGGAGGCGGTGCCGTCGTAGATGCTCGACATGCGCTTGTCGCCGTCAGTATCCTCCGTGGGGTCCGAGTCGGAGTCGAGACCGCGCCCATGGTCGGGCAGGATGTAATCTCGGATTTCACGCCAGTGCTCAAGCCACTCGGAGCGGTCCTGCCGAAGAGCCTCCCGCCGCTGGAGCAGAGCCTTCTTAGCGTCGTGGAGGTTGTTCGGCATGGTCTTACCTCACTGCCCGAGCATGGTCTTGTTGGTGGTCGAGGCCTCGTTCGTCAGGCCCATGCCGCTCGTGGCATTGGTCCGATTCAGCGACAGGCGCAGCCCGATGCGGCGGAGGCTGTTGTCCCGGGCCGCCTGCTGATCGACGGTCACCTGCTTGAGTGCTTCGGAGGGAGCCGGGGCGGAAGGGGCCGCCGGCATCTTGGGAGCAGAGGTGGACATGCACATAGTCAGAGGACCTTGTAGGCGCTGTTGGTTTTCATGCGGTGAGGCTGGATGGACTGCTCCTTCGGGAACGCTGCACCCAGGGCCGAGTCTACGATCCGGGACACGCAATCAAACATATCGTCATGCACGGCCACAGGGAAGGCCGAATACTCATCGCGCAGGAACTCGGCGACGAAGTCGCGGGCCTTGCCCTCTCGATCGATGAACATCAGCCGGCGAGGCATGTAGAACCGACCCTGCTCAAAGACCGGGATCATCTTGCGGATGCGGTCGTTCTTCGGGGTCTGGCCGCCGATGGGCACGATCTCGAAGCGGTAGTTGACGTGGTTCTGCACATACAGGATGTGCTCGATGTCGCTCTGCAGACCGTACTTTTCGTAGACGGTCTTGATGGGCTTCCACTTCCTCTGCAGTTCGAAGACTTTGTCGGTGCGCTCGGTGAGGTTGAGCCGGTCCCGGATGCCGTCGAGCAGGTAGTAGTTCCCGTCGGGCCCCAGGCCGATGACGGCCATCACGGTGTAGTCGTTCTCTTTCTTCTTCTCGCCCGCAGGGTCCACGAGCAGGAAGATGTTCATCCCCCTGGGCGGCCCGTTCATCTGGCCGATAGCCGTGGGCTGATTCTCGTACCAGCGCAGCCAATCGGTCTTGAAGCCCTGGGCATCATCGGCCACGGGGTTCTGCAGGTACTGGCACGCGAAAACGTAGGGGCCGCCCATGCGCCGCTCGGCCAGGGTCTCCCGGTCCATGAACACCGGGGCCCCGTTAGGCGTGCCGTCTACGGTCGCAGCGTGCCTGCGCTCGGAGGCCGCCCCACGCTCCATGATGGTGCGGTAGGTGTCGTTGAAATGATAGCGGGTGCCGATGTATCGCCGCTTTCCGCCGGCCGCGCCCAGCGACAGGGACAAGCCCCAGGCCTGCGTGGTCTTCTCGATCATGTCGGGCGTGGTGACACTGTCCCCCGTCACGACGTCGTCATAGACCAGGAGGCTGTAGTGCTTCGAGATGGGCTGACCGTCGACGAGGCCCCAGGCCTCGACCGTGCATTCCTTGGGGTTGGTCGGTCGCTTCACCGTGATGCCGCCGTCGAGCGACCACGCGGGGGCTTCCTTCTGCGGGTTGGACCACAGCACGTCGGGGAACAAGCCCTTCAGGAACTCGTTCGTCTCCAGCTCGGTCTTGATCTGCTTCAAGAACGCTTTGGCGATGGGCCGCGTGTGCGAGAAAATGCCGACGGTGACGCTGGGGTTGACCAGGATGTCCTGGATCGTCTTGCCGTAGGTGATCAAAGTGGACTTATAGTGCTCGCGGGCCCACAGGTCGAGGTGGCCGTTGGGCGCGGCCTCGATCTCCCGGCATCTGGCGTAGAGCCAATCCCGGTTGATGTCTTTACGCTTGCAGCCGATGGTGAGCAGGAAGAACAGATCCTCCTGGCATAGGCGCCGGAGGGTCTTGATGTCCTTGTCGCGCAGGACCTGGGCGTACAGCTCGTTGGCCTGGGGGCGGGTGAGCTTGGCAGTGATCATGCGAGCCAATCGTCCACGGGCTTGACCTCGCCGGACAAGAGGGCGATGCGCTCCTCGAGGTCCACTTCCTTGGCCTGGGGGCCGACGGGCTTCTCTTCCACCTGGATCTTCTCGACGAACTGGCCCTGGCTCTTGGCCAAGAGCTCCGAGGCCTTGAGCCGATCGGCCGCCTTCTGCGTAGGATCGAGCATCACCTTGGTCCACATCTGCTGGACCGAGACCCGGTCAGCGATGAGGTCCGTGATGCCCTGGATGCGCGTCTGGACAGCGAGCCGGAGCTCCTTGTCGTTGCGCTTCTCGATCTCTCGCAGAAACCAATCGCTGGCCAGCCACAGGCGAGCTTCACGGACAGGCACCCCGGCCTTGTGGGCCGAGGTGGACAGGTCGCCATCCCAGGCGAGCACGAACGCTTTCTGGACGTCCGTCAGCTTGGGATTGTCGGAGCTCATGCGCCGCCCATCTTGGCCAGCACCCACAGCAGCGCAGCCCCAGAAGCGGTGAGCACACCCGTGGCGATGGCCCCTCCCACCCAGACCAACACGGCGACGAGCGCACCCACCTTGTCAGTGAGGTGCTCCAGCTTGGTTCCGAGCACGGCAAACTGCGTGTTGCCCTCGGCCAGCTTGGTGTCCGTGATGTCGGCTCGCTCTTCGAGCCGTTCGACTCGGGCCTCTAGCTGCGCCATGGTCAGTCCTTCTTATCGAACTTGGGGTAGGCGATGCTGAGGTAGTCCAGCACCTTGACCACCTTGCCGAGGATCTCGTCGTCGCTCGTGGTGGGGGTGACCTTGACGATCGTCGAGGCGAGGAGCACCGCAGCGCCGATGAGGGCGAGGGCGTCCTGGTAGTGAGCAAGCGCAAAAGCAATAAGGGTGTCCACGATGTTCTCCTGGTGGTTGTGTGCGATCCTACCCCTTGGGGTTTGGGATCAACGGATCGGTGCGGTGCAAGGGCTGAGTGATGGGCTGTGGGGTGCTGGCGTCTGGTGCGCCGGCCTTGGCTTGCTTGACCAGGGCCAGGAAGGCCTGCCAGTCGATGATGGCCACGCTGCGCTTACCGTTGCGGCGATGCACCACGATGGGCACGTCGTCCAGTCCGGCATCTCGCTCGGCCTGGGCCAGGGCATCGTACAGGCTCAAGGCCTCGACACGCTTGGCCTCGATGTGGAAGCCGGGCAGGCCAACCACGTCGGGGGACTCTTCGCCCCCCTTGTGCTGCTGGCCTCGCTTGGCGTCAGCGAAGCCGGCGGCACGCAGGTCGGCCGCCAGCTCACGTTCATAGACTTTGCCTTTCGTGCAGGAATTGATGGTCATGACAGCTCCGTGTCGCCTCGCGGCCGATCGGGCCGGCCGAAAACCTCGGCGAGGTTTTTATAGGACCCCATGATAGCATTCCGCAGGTCCTTGGAGTCTCGGGCTATGGCGCCGAAGAACGCTTCCCACCCGGAAGCGGCGGCCTGTATGCCGGACACGACCAAGTAGATGGCCGTGACCGGGGCGATGCACAGCAGCCAAAGAGCCATCCGCCAAGCGAACGCCCAGGATTTGGTAGTGTGGTCAGCGCAGTTGATATTCACATCGTCTCCAGTTCGGCCTTGGCCTCGGCTTCGTTGTCGCAGATGCGGACACGCCGGATGTTGGCCACGTTGATGGGGGTGTTGTGGGGCTCGATGTACTTCTTGCCCTCGTTCGAGAGCACGGCTCGCCATTTCATGTTGAGTTCCTCCAGGATGTCATCGTCGGGCTCAGTGCCCCGGGATGTGTAGTTGCGGTTAGGCCTCATCGTCGTCACCTGCGATGCTAGGGGTCATGCTGTCGTTCTTCACATTGGCAGTCTCGAAGACCGCCGCGGCGTTGGCGTACCAGTTGCCACGCTCGAAAGCGATGCGGGCCGTCTCGTTCGCCACGGTGTCGACCTTGGTGCAGATGATCACCACGCTGTCGAAGTGCTCCATGATCTGGGCCGCGTGGTTGGCCAGGATCTTGTCCAGGGCTTCGCGGGCTTCAGGCGTGAGGCTCATACGCCGACCTCCTTCGCGTTGATGTAGATCCGGCGGCGCAGGCCATGGGCCGCAGACCACACGAAGGCCTCGAGCCTGCGAGGGCTGCCGACATAGCCCTGCTCGTGGTGCCATGCATCGGTGGCGGCCAGGGACTCGAGGTGCTCGACCTGCACACCGTGCTGGATGTCCGTACCGGCTACGCGCAGGGTCTTGTGCTTGTGGATGTGTCCCAGATGCCACGCACGCTCCGCGGTCTCAGCCCAGGCGGAGGGCTGCTCGTTGGCCATGAGGGTCGCATAGTCGTGCAGGCTCTTCATCAGGTGGCCATGGGCGAAGCCGAGCAGCACCTTGCCGTGGCGCACATACTGGCGCGACTTGGGCGAGGCATGCACCAGGACCCGCTTGTCGTTCCGGTAATAGGCCTCGAGCAGGCGCGACAGGTGGAACATCGACTCCCAGTCGTGATTGCCAGGGATGGCCACGATCTCGATCTTCTCGGCGGTCAGGGCTAGGTGGGCCACGGAGGTGTGAATGGCCCGGGCCGCAACCTGCCACACCTTCCACTGCCGGCTATCCACGTCCAGGTTATGCCCGCCTCGCTCGGTCATGTTGTGCCGCGTGTCGCTGTGGAAGAAGTCGCCACCGATGACGAGCACGGCACGGCCGACAGGGCCTGCCTCCCCAGCCACGTAGGACACGCACTGGGCCACCGCCTGCTCGGCCTTGGAGAGGTCGTAGTCCTGCCCGGTCTCAGGGGCCCAGCAATACTTGCCGAAGTGGCAGTCGAAGAGCGGCACCTCCAGGAGCAGGTCGTCCTTGCCCTTGGCAACACGGGGAGGCAGCAGAGGCGCCTTACCCTCCGAGATCTTGCAAAGCTCATCCACGAAGGCCTGCAGGCCGTCTGCCTCGGGGAACAGGCGCCGCCATTCGGAGACCACCTCGCCCTGGGCGTTGTACTGGACGGTCGTCTTGCCCACACGCTGCCCGGGCGGCACGGCCACCGGCGCGACCATTGCCTGGGTCTCGCCAAGTATGCCCTGGGCTACCCGCAGCTGGTCGCTGAAGGTTCGGCGAGGCAGCCCCAGGTCGGCGGCGGCCAGGGTCGAGACGTTGCCCGCCTTACGCCATGCGGCCACCAAGGCCTGGGCGCGGGTCTTGGTCATCGTATCGGTGAGACGGGGCGTAGGCATGCCGCGCACATTGCCTTGCCCACTGCACATGTCAACCATCCGTATCACACACCAAGGCTGCTTGGCCAAGGTCGGGTTTCTCTGAACCTATATGTTCGATCGAACGTTCGGATTTGTTCGAAATCTGTAGCCCCTCAAGGGTGGCGGAGGCAAAGCGTAAGCGGCGCCTTGCCCCCTTTATGGGGGCAGGCTGGGAATATGTTGTTGACCACTTTCATAACTCCTTGCCATAACAGCGTTTGCCACTTTCTGTCATAGGTGACAAAAATTGTCATGTAGCTGTAAAACTGAACAGGTGAACAGTGTGCACCCAATTCGTCATAACCCTTTACGCTGACAGAGATTGAAAAGTGAACATTTCATCATATATGACGCACTGCTCATAAGCATTTACTAAAAACACCGCACTGCTCATAAGCATTTATTCTGTTCACTTTTGGGGATTCTAAAGGACTTATGACGCGTTTGTCGTGTTCACTATGCGCCAAACTGATCACGCCTTCTCTACAGCAAAAACCAAAAAGCGACTGAACAAGGATTCCGCACTCTGTTCACTATCCAAAAAGACCTATGTTGACACATTACGCTGGCAGCGTATGCTCTGCAGCATCACCTAGCCCAAGGATACCGATCATGAAGAACGACCTCACCCTCCTGCCCTGCGCCCTGGCTGACCTGTCCGAGCACTTCCCCAACTCCTACGACCTGCGCCGGTCATTCCTCGGAGGGGCCCTGTTCGACGCCGGCGTGAAGTGGTCGGCCATCTGCGCCGGGTTCAGCGCCTGCACCGTCGTGACCGTCAGCTTCGACGCCCGCACGGAATGGCAGAACGGCATCGTGGAGAACAGCCGGTACGCCAAGTTCATCGTCCACGACTACAAAGGCAGCATCGTCCTGGAGCGCCTGTCCGGGTTCAACACTGCGAAGCTCCGGGCCCGCAAACTGAAGAGCTTCGAGCACCTCGTCGAGGTGTTGGTCAAGTGGGCCCTCGAAAATGCCGCTTGACTATTTACGCTGGTAGCGTACAGTCTAGTCATCCCCTTAGCCAAGGATCACCGATTATGAAAACCGTCCGCACTAAAATAACCACTCACCGGACTGTCAGCCTCGGCCTCGACGAGGTCGAGCACCTCGTGCGCGAGCACGCCAAGAAGCAATTCCAGATCGCGGGAGACGCTACAATCCGCGTCGCGTGGGATGATTACAGCGAGG